TTAATACCTTTTTGAAAAACGGCTAAACCATATTGACCATATCCAACACTAAAAGTAAATTTTCCATCATTTGGAATTTCTTCAAATTCAACAAAAGTCATATTATTGGTATTGTCATTTAATCTAATAAAAGCCTTAATTGGTGCTTTTGATTTAATTGCTTTAGCTAAGTCTGGCGGCATAATCATACTTCTAAACGGACCACTACTATAAGGAACACTTTGATGTTCGACTGATTCACCGCCTTTTTCACGAGAAAATAAATTATTAATATTATCAAATCTATCAACGAATTTTCCACGCACACCAGTAAATCTACCGAGCATATCTAAGCCGTTTAAATACATAGGTATTGCTTCTGGAGTACCGTTAGCTACTAATACTTGTCTTCTAAATACCTTTGGAGTAGAAGCTTGTTGTAACTGTTGTTGTGCTCGACTAGAGAAAGTTAAATAAAGCTCGAATGGTTTATCTATGAGTTTGAAAAAGTCTATGTTATTTTTATTTTCTTTAACTATGCTATAGATGTATACTTCGATATTTTTATGCTTTTGACCATTACTATCGACAACAAAGTTTACACTAACGAACATGATGAATAAGGAAGAATTTTTTATATATAAGTGAATATAGTTGCCTGGAGACAAGTTGCCATATAGTTTTTCTTTATCTTTATAAAATGTAAAATCACTATTAGTATTTGTATAAGATACCGGAATTAAGGAAACAGCATCGACTGTCTTGTCAGAATAATAAATAAAGCCTGTTTTAGGCATTGCTCTAAAATTCATCGCTTGAATCATAATAGATGAATCTATTAGTAATAACGGATTTTGTCCATATTCTCCTAGCGTCGACATTCTTGTTTCATTGGATGAAGCTAAAAAGTCTTTTAAAGCCTTAGCTACACTTTCATCATTAATACCGTCAGATTTTAGATAAAGAGTATTAAAGTCGGCTAGAGGTTGATTTCTGTAGCCCTTTAACCAGTTATAAACATTAACGTCGTTAAATACAATTTCTTTGCCGTCTCGAAGACTTAATTTAAGGTTGTCGTTATGGCCGTCAAATACGACATTAGAGCTATTTTTTGTCGTAAAGCTACGGTAGGCTGTTTCTCGAGGGAAGTAAGTTCCGTTAGTAATGCAGAAGTCGCCATTATAATAACTGTTAAAACTATTGCTAACACTATTGCTTTTCATAACGCCGCCACCGATTTCGACCATCTGAAATTTATTGGCGCTAGCAGCAGTTTTATCGCTAGTTCGGACGAGCAAAGCTTCGTTACCATTATCGTATCTAAATTTATTAACGATATACCAGTCGGGTTCACCAGTGGTAATCTGCTTAATCTCGTCGGCGAATTTGCTTAATTTACCTTCGGAAGTTACACCTTTAGCTGTGATAGCTTCTTTAATAGCTTGTTTTTTAGTCTGAATACTATTCACTTCATTAATTAAATCTTGTATTGCCATATAGTATTCTCCTTTAATTATTAACGTTTCTTAATGCAGTTAAGAGTGAATTCATATCAGAATTATATTGAGTAGTAGTAACATAACTATTTAAATCTGTTTTTTTAGCATATGTACTTTCAGCCGTAGAAGATGTTACATAATTAGTTAATGCATTTTTAGGAGCGTATAACTGGTCAGCCTTAAATTGGTTAAGGACTTCACGACCATTAAGATATGCTACAGAAGGATATACCGTAAGAATAGGTTGGTTAGCTTTATTTTTAATGACGAGGTTTGTTGAGTTAGACTCTAAGATATGGTTAGCTAAGGTAAGCCCAGCTGTTTGGCTAATATTAATCGTACCGGTTACATTATTAGTACCAGTTTTAGATACATAAGCATCGTTAGCTTGAGTAAGTGTTAAAGCGTTACCGACATCTGTTTTCTTAGCGTAAGTAGTATCGGCATCGGTTTTAGTTAGATAACTTTTTAAGCCGTAGTTAACGAATTGCTTACTTGCATAACTAGTTAACTCATCCTTAGTAGCATACGAATTTAATGCTGTTCTTAATGCATAATCACCGATAGGAGCATATAACGTATTAGCTTTATCTTGTGTCAATAAAGACTTATCGTTATGAGTGATAGTATTAGCATCGAAAGCGAATACATTATTATTAGATGCATTTTTAAATAGAATACGATTATTTTCAGAGACTACATCGTAGCCATTTAATTTAATAGGAGTATTATTCGTGAATGTATACTGACCAGTTAATGTAGCACCTTCTGTCTTCTTAACGAAAGGAGTTAAATCAATATTTTCAGCAGTACCAGGAGGTCCTTGAATACCTTGTGGACCACGAGGACCTGGGTCACCTTTGTCGCCTTTAGGACCTTTTAAATTACCTAATCTAATTCTTGCCATTATTTAGTCTCCTTCCAGAAACCAACTAAATCTAAAATGTAACGTTTATTATTGCCAGCAACACCCCAGCCTTTAACTTCACGACTATTAGGGTCAATATAAACACTATTGTTACTAGCATCGATAGAAGTTTCTAATAAGCGTGTAGGTACAGGAGCATCATTCGGAAGTGTACATAAAACACCACCATTACCAGAACCATTTCCTGTAACTTTCATATCGAGATGTAATTTACCGAAGCCACTTAATGCACTATATTCAAGATAACCACGAATAGAACCAGGAGCACCAGCTTGAGCTATGCCCCATATAACATCGTATGTCTTAGTGGCAGATGCTACATTTACATCATTAACCTGTGCAGAATAATTAATATCGACAAATAAATCGCCATTATTTTCTAACGTAAACGTTAATTCTGGAGTTAGACCAGCTTTACCTTGAATGCCTTGTTCGCCTTTGATACCTTGTAATCCAATAGGACCTTGTAAACCTTGAGGACCACGTAAACCATTTAATTGTTCTTGTGTAAAATCAGAATATACAAAAGCTCTACCGATTGGACCTTGTGGACCAGTTGGACCAGTTAATCCTTGTTCACCACGAGGACCTTGTGGACCAGTTAAGCCTGTATCACCTTTAGGACCTTTTAATCCATTTAATTGTGTAGCAGTAAAGTCAGAGTATTTAAAAGCATCACCTTTTTCGCCTTTAGCACCAGTTTCACCTTTCGGACCAGTTAATGCTTTTAATTGTTCAGCGGTAAAATCTGTATACTTAAATGCATCACCTTTAGGACCTTGAATACCTTGCGGACCTTGAATACCTTGTGCACCACTAATATCTACGAAGAATGTTAAACCAGTTTCTTCTTTTAAATATAATTTAGCATTATCTTCATTATTCGTATCAGTGCTAATCATGACTAGATTATGTAAAGGAATATTATTTACGTCAGCATTCATAGCATCAATAGATGGATAGGATTTATAGATAGAGAATGGTTCACCTCTATCACCTTTAGGACCACGAGGGCCAATATCACCACGTTCACCTTTTGGACCAATAATGCCACGTTCGCCTTGTGGACCTTGTGGACCAATTAATAATTTTAATTGTGCTTCCGTAAAGTCTTCGAAAGTAAATGCATTACCTTTAGGACCAGCTGGACCAACTTTACCAGTATCACCTTTTTCGCCTTTTGGACCTTCTGGACCAGTTAAGCCAGGAATACCTTGTGGACCAATAGGACCACGTTCACCTTGTACGCCACGTTGGCCTTCTGGACCTTGAATACCACGAGGACCTTCTGGACCGATATCACCTTTATCACCACGAGGACCTTTAATAGATTCAAGTTGTTCTGTCGTAAAATCACTAAATTTAAAAGCATCACCTTTAGGACCTACAGGACCTTGAATACCTTGTTCACCTTTAGGACCTACTTCACCACGAATACCTTGTTCACCTTGAATACCTTGTGGACCACGGATATTTAATACTTCAACGAGTACGCCATTGTCCTTTTGATAAATATGACCATCAGTGATAGCTACAAATTCATCTTCATTAATATTGTCAGCATCAGCATTCATTTTCTCTACAGTAGAATAGGTATGACTCAATGTAAATGATTTACCATCTTTACCTTGAATACCACGAGGACCTTGTTCACCACGAGGACCTTGTACGCCTTGAATACCTTGTTCGCCTTTAGGACCAGTTAAACCGATATCACCTTCTGGACCAATATCACCTTTATCGCCTTTAAGACCTTGAATGCCTTGTGGACCTTGTGGACCAGTATAACCAGTTTCACCACGAGGTCCTTTAATTGTATTTAATTCTTCTGGTGATAAGTCAGATATTTTAAACGTATCACCTTTATCGCCTTTAGCACCTTTTAATGATGCCAACCATTCATCGACAGTACCAGTGAAGCCTTCTTGTTTAGCAATTTCGTAAGCAGATAAGCCACGAATTTCTTTTAATGCTTCTTTGGATAAGACGATATTTTTATTTTGACCACGATTTATTTTAATCATAGACTCACACCAGCCTTAATTGTCATATCACCATAACAAATCACTTCATCTTTTTCATTATGAACGAGACGTACATCATAATAGAATGTTTCTTCTTGAATATTATCGTAGCTAAACATAATAGAAGATGTATCTTCGCTATTAATTAATAAGTCGATGCAGTTTGTATCAGTATTAAATGCAGGCATAAAAGAAAGTACGACACCGCCTTGTGGCGAATTACGTCGTACTTTACATGTGATATTGCCTTCTATATATCTGATAATTTCTTTTGTACTGTCATCTTCGACTTGAATATTGAACACGTGGTCATGTCCTTGATATACATCGAGATGTAGATAAGGGATGCCGCCGAATCTAATATTATTCATTATTTAACTCCTATAAGTGTTCTAAATCAGCTATTCGTTTCTTAAGAGCTTCCATATCTTTATCGTACTGAGCTTTAGGAACGTAATTAGCTAAATCTGCATTCTTAGCAAAACTATTGCCTTCGATTTTGTTAACGTATCGAGTAGATGCATCGCCAGGTGTTAACGCATACTGAGCTATTTCGGACTTCCTAATAAAACTACCTAAATCACCTTTATAAGCAAATGTTTGAGCAGACCAGTCTTTTTGAGCATAATGGTTATTGGCATCATTTCTAGATAAATAATTATTTAACTCTTTTTTAGTAGCGTAAGCCGATAAATCGACGTTTCCACCACCAGTGCCGCCACCACTACCAGGAGGCCCAGGAGGCCCTTGCAGTCCTGGGTCGCCTTTAGGACCTTTAAGTGCTGCTAGTTGTTCTGGAGTAAAATCACTAAATTTAAATGACTCCCCCTTGTCTCCTTTTGGCCCTTTAAGTGCATTAAGTTGGTCTTGAGTGAAGTCAGAATATTTAAAAGGTTCACCTTTAGGGCCTTTTAATTTTTCAATCTGTTCTGATGTAAGTTGTATATTTGATGTATATTGATTAATTTCAGATTTTTTTATATAGTCATTTAGTTCAGATTTTTTACTATAAGAGGTTTCAGCATTTGCTTTAGAAATATATGTATTATCTGCATAGGTTCTAGATAAAAAAGTGTTGTTAGCCTTCGCTGTCATTAAGTAGCCATTTAAATCTGTTTTCTTAGCGTATGTATTATCTGCGTAGACTCTAGATACAAAAGTGTTCCTAATCGACGCTGTCTTCATATAGTCATTTAAATTAGTTTTAGTGGCATATGTAGTATCGCAATATTTTTTTGTAGGATAATCTGATAAATCTACATTACCACCAGTACCAGCTGGGCCTTTTAATTTTTTAAGCTGTTCTGGAGTAAAATCTTCAAATCTAAATGATTCACCTTTAGGTCCTTGTAAACCAGTATCACCTTTGGGTCCTTTTAAGGCTTCTAATTGTTCTTGTGTAAACATATCATAAGTAAATGGTTTTCCATCTTTACCAGGTTCACCTTTTGGACCTTGTAAGCCAGTATTACCTTGTGGACCAGTTGGACCAATATCACCATCTGCACCACGAGGACCTTTAAGTGCTTCTAATTGCTCTGGTGTAAAGTCTTCATAAGTGAAAGCATCGCCTTTAGGACCTTGTTCACCTTTAGGGCCAGGTTCGCCTTGTGGACCACGAGGACCTTCTGGACCAGTTAAGCCATCACGACCATCACGACCAGCTGGACCAGCAATATAACCAGTGCCAATAATACCGTTAGTCGGAATTGTGATATCGACTACTTTAGGTATTCTAGCTTCGATTGTAACAACTTCTAAATTATCCATATAAAAATCTCCTAGTGCATACTAACGTCTGGAATAAATGTGATGCTACCCATCATAATTTTATAGGTATATGTTTTGCCGATAATAAAGATATCGTATTTGCCTTGTTTAATATCTCTAGGCATTTTTAGACTTGCTTCGGAGCTAATATTGATATAAATACGATTATCTTGAATACTTGTATTGGCTTCAATTAATAATTCATCGTTTTTATCTCTGATTTTGCATACGGCTCTAGTATCTGTTAAATCAAAACCGCCCTTAATTTCGTATACTCTGGACCAGTCGGAGCCAATATATAATGTTTCGTCTTTTCGTTTAATTTGTTCCATTATTAGCTCCTTTTAACAGCAATACAGATATAGTTAGCAGTACCAGGAACCCAATATTCTTTACCGTTACCTTCAAGGCTAATGTAATTCCCTTCATAACTAGGGGAGACACCATCTAAGCCTTTTAGTCTAACACCAACATGTGCTGTTCTTCCGTTACGCCAACACTCATAATTAAGCATATTACGTGCGCCGCCTTCGGCAATGTCATAGTACATTTTATTGACATTAGATTGGTCCATAGATAAGAGCCATGTACATTCGTTTTCGTTGAAACCATCTGGAATAGGTAGTTGCTGACCGTCACGAATATTGCCATAAGTAACAGAAATATCTTGAAGTGTCATAAATGGTTTAAATACTGGTTGCCCGTCTTTGCCAAACCAGCCAGGTCTATTTCTACAGCATAAGTTACTTTCTCTAGTAGCGGTATAACTACCTAAGTCTAAGTTAGTTCCACCACCGTCACTATCCATTCCGCCGTCAGAGATAGTATGGAATCCTGCTCCATTTTTTCTATCAATTCTAATATAGGTATTTTTATCTATCTCTAAAGGACCTGTCATTTTATCGCCAGATTTTTTAACGTAGCTATTATCTAACTTCATATTAATATCATCGGCTAATTTAGCAGCTGTAACAGATTTATCGGCTAATTTTTCAGTCGTAACGTTTTTATCTCTTAATTTAGGAGTTGTAACAGAACCATCTGGATGGTCGATAGGGTTGGCATTTTTGTGTGCTTTTAGTGCATCGCTACCATCACCGATAGCTTTGTCAATTTTATCCCAGTTATCGTTTCTGAGGTTTACGTCGTATTTTTCTTGTTCGGCTGGTTTGAGTAAATTTATATTTTTTGTATAAGTAGCCATTATTTAGGTAAGACCTCCTGGTTTAATACAAAATGAGTAAATTGAGCGAGTTCTTTATGTGTATACCGAGCTAAATCAATGTGTCGGTTATACAATAAATCAACATCATAGATAAGATTCATAGGAATTAAATCTTTAAGCAATTTAGATACAGCATCACGTTGTTTTTTTACGCCCAATGATACTTTGAAGTGAACATTATAGTTTTTATAATCTTCAATAATTTGATAGTTGCCCTCACCACAAATACCATTAAGAAGTTCTCTTAATTTAATTTCGGTATAAGGACGTTGGCCAGCTAACGCCAACAAGATATTAAATCGCCTATCGTCAATAGTATCGTCACTAGCCGGAATAATATCTAATATGGTTTCCCATTGCGTTAAGCCATGAGATTCAGCAGTCATGATAAACTGTTCTCTGAATATTTCGACCATCGTATTCCATAAGGCTTGCATTTCGATGCTTTCGACTCTATATATTTCTTGCATTTCAGCAGTTTCGCCAGATACTGGTACAGCAAATTCGGATAAGTCAATGATACGAGTATAATTATCAAATATAGTCATAGATTATCCTTTCGTTAATGTAACAGTACCGAGTTTAGGAATTTGATGAGGCTGTAAATCAAGACGTTTAACAGCTTTACCATTAATTTTAATATCGCCTACATCGACTACTTTATCTAAATCAACAGCTAAAGAAGTGACTACAGAAGTTCTAACCGTTAAGAATTGTTTCTCGTCTTGAGTGGTCCATTCTTTACGTCTAACCTTTAAATGTTCTTCTATTTTTTTGGTTAATTCAGCTTGAATTTCACTGTGTTCATGGCCAGCTGTCATAACGACAGGAATTTCATAATTAACGATAACTTCTTCTGCTGCTTCAACTGTAACAGTATGTCCAATAGGTGCTAAACCATACCCTTTTCCTTGATTAGGAGTAGGGTCAAATACATTTTGTACTTCTTTAACGAGTTCAGCAGATGGTTTATTAAATTCGTTATCTACGAAGACGACTTTAACAGTGCCACCACCATTCCAGCATCGGTAAATTTTAGAACCACCAGTACCATTAACCGTTAATACTTTTTCTTTATAATCAGCACCATTACCACCGTAGGCTTTAGACTTTAATGCACGGATATATCTTTCTCTGAAAGCTTCCGTATCTTCTTCGTCTTGACCAGGTACTAATACTTCTGTAATTTGTGCAGATTGTAGTCCAGGAATACTATTAATTGGAGTGATACGTCCTATACAATAATTGCCTTTAGCACCAGGAGTTTCACAGATTAATTTAAATTCATTGTTAGATAAATTAATGGCTTCAATCACACGGAAATTTAAATCTTCGAAATTAAATCGAGTACCAATATCGACAGCTCTATCAAATACGCCTTTCACTTCGGCTGCTGTAGCTTCACGAGGTACGATATTAAATTCGAGTGCTCTTAATTCTAAAAATACTCGGTCAGCTGTTTTAGCATAGGTTTGTCTTAAAATAACTTGTGCCATAATATAGGCTTCAGCTAACTCAAAAGAAAAAGGAGCTAATGAATCATATATCATAGAGCCTTGTCGTTTATCGTATTTAGTGTCGGTTCTAAATAAGGCATCAGCTAATATATTTTCATAAGTTTTATTTTCGTACATAGTCTGTTACCTCTTTATATATATCATTAATCGTGCCGTAAATAGTGTCGCACGAGAATACACATAATACGTCGCCACCATTATTAGAGAAATTAAAGTCATATACTTTATCAATTCTATCGTCAGCCAATAATGCTTCCGTGATACGTCTTTGAATTTCTGCATATACATAAGGAATAGCTTCACCAATTAAATCATTTAATTCGATGCCATAATTCCAGTCGTATATTAAATATTTGTAGCGTTCTGTATTGATAATTTTAAAGATAGCTTGTTTCATAGCTTCATAGTCATCACACATACCGATTATTTTATAATCATTTTCGTATCTGACTCTGAAAGTATTTGATGTTTGTCGTTTCATAACTAAACTGCTATCAAGTTGGTTATGACTAGACATAGGAGTTAATGCCATTATTTAGTTGTACACCCTTCATTTGGATTATATACACGGTCAATGGCAATATAGCGTTGGCCACCAGTTTCTTGAAATAACCATACCAAATCACCATTTTTTAATTGGTTATGTACTAGATATTTTTTTCTACCTTTATAGTCATGGTTATGACTAGCAAATTCAGCATAGCCACCGCCACCACTTCTATTTTCTGTGATATGGTCAACACTCATTTCCATCGTCCATTCACATGTATTTTTAGTTAACATGATGCGGTCTTCTGGAATAATTAAAGTAGAATCAAGTGCTATTTGAAGTGGTGATTCAGATACAACTAAACCAACTAACATAGTGGCTGGCTTTGTATTTTCGACAGCACTAACAGCAGCTGATTTAATAACGTTGAGTATTTTATTAAAATCGTTTTCCATTATTTAACACCTGTTCTAATAATATGAGTAGGCGGTGTGCCATTATGATAAGCATAATTAACGTCTGAATAATGAATAACAGAACCAGCTTTAGTACTATTACCTACACAGCCACCAGCACCATCGGCAATAACGACATGTTCATCACCGTCATAAATTAAAATATCGCCAGGGTTAGCTGTACCATTAAAGGATTCAATAGCATAACCACGTCCATTCATAAATGTTTTTAATCCAGGTACGTCTTTAATGCCTTGATTATACGCATCAGCCAAATCGCTATTGTAGTAAGAACCACCAGCTGTAGCTCTATCGACACAGCCTACATCACCATATGGAGAAGTCGTACCAGTGATAGAATCGAAGCCAGCTTGTACACCAGCATTTGTAGCTGTAGCATTACCAGAAGCACCAGAACCATTTGTAGTACCACCAGATTTTTTATTTATAGCTTGAATTCTCTTTCTAATTTCTTCGTCGCCATTATCAATAACTGTAATATCTGGTTTTTGTTTATCAAAATAAATAACATCGAGGTCCATTACATGTTTATTATTATTAAAGTTATGAGTGACAGCTTGTACATACACTAATTCATTAATAATTTGGTCACCAACATTAAAGTTAAGCCAAATACCAGAACCAGGGCGTATTTCTGTATGTCCTAAACATTCTTTTAACCGTAATGTATGTGTTTTTTTAGCTAATGTTTCTAGTTTATTTTTAGCAAATTCAATAACATTAGTTTTTTTATCGTCTGGTTTAATGACCTTTTGAAGTACGCCCCATTTAGCTATTTCATTTTTAGCAGCGGCAGAACCAGTACGCAAAAATTCTTTAGTTTTTTTGCCATCTTTCATGACATTGGCTTCACGGACTACTAATATCTGTGTAAATGTATCTTCAATAGAAGAAGTATAAGAATAATCACCTACTTGTGTTGCATCGATAAGAACATCGGTTATCATGTCATTTAATTCTTTAACGACTAAAAGACCATTATCGTCATAAGCAACATATACAGGTTTTCGTTCTTTCATTTCTTCGTCTTGTTTTTTATATTTATCTGACTTGGCAAGTTCTGCTAATGCATCTTCTTGTTTATAGCCATGAGACGTTAAATAATCGATATCATTTTGTTCATAATATGCACCATTTGGACCTGTGAAGTTACTATCAGTCTGTTTTTTTAATGGCTTCATAACAGGTATAGCTGGCGAATAAATGCTAGTTTGTTTTAACATATCTAGGATGATATCTTGATATGTTTTACCATCGTAAATATAACCAATTTTATAAGTAGTTGGTGTAATATCGCCTACTTTAATAGCTAAGTCTTCTGCTAGTGCTTTAATTAATTCAGAAGCGGTCTTTTTACCATCAAATACATAATAGCCTTCCGATTTTAAATATTTACATTGGTCATACGCCGTTACTTCAATAAAGTTATCTTTAGAGCGTTTCTTTTCGAAGATATAACCAACGAATACTAATTTGCCATTTACTTTAAAATTAACTAAATCGCCTTCTTCGATATTCAGCACTTTGTCTTTAAATACTCTAAAAGATAATTTAGCTGGAGCAAGGTCAGGGCTACGGTCAAGCGTAACCCCATCTTGCGGGTCTATTAAATACATGTCTTTTCTATCATGCATCACTATTAATTCGTATTGAACACGAAGAGGAGCATGCGTTATTTTTTCAGAATGAGATTCATCCATGCATCAGTTCCCTTTCCTTCTTCATACATACTAATAGCTTGTGTCGCACCTAAATAACATGGAACACCAATTTTATTTAAGGCGGCAATTTTAAATAGATTATTCGTATCTCCAAATTGTTGTTTAACCACTCTTTGTAGAGTGGCTTTATTAAAACCATTAGGGGATTTAACTTCTTTAGTTGGAATTTTGTCTGTTGGTCGTTCTGTCTTAACAGATGCATTAGCAGTACCATCCTTATTTTCTTCTATGACTAATTTTTTAGTACCATAATCACGCCATTGTTTTAACGTGATAGTAAAATACATATCGAAGCCATAATCATGGTCTTCTTTAGTAGCCATATTTTCGATAGTGACACGCTCTGTTATCATGCTCAGCATTTCGCCAGTCGGCTTCATACGGACTACGGTAAATTTAACAGGATTGCCAGCCAATTTCATGCTATGTATTTTTTTAGCATAATATTCGGCTTTTTTGCCTTTTTCCAACATAGATTGATTAAAAGGATATTTACTATTAGGCAACAATATTTCAAATGAATATTCAGTTAAACCTAATGGTTTAGGTATCGTTACTTCACCAGTCTGTAATAAATCCACCGTTTCATTCTTGTTATTGTAAGAAATATCAAGTGTTTTAGGCGGAATCGGTATTTGGAGGTTATCTAAATAAAAATAATACATTATGTTAAAGCCTCCCCAGTATTTCGTTTAAATGCATTAGCTAAACCATCAGCGAAGTTAGTGTTAAAGTCGTTATAATCAACAGAAGAATCGATATTATTATTATTCGTTACATTCAAATGAATAGTTCTTTGAGACCAGGACTTAATCGCATCGTTCATAATGCCTTTATGTAACGTATTAATCTCGTCAGCTGTTAATTGTAATGCCTTAGCAGTTTTCTCTGTATTCTTAGCAGTTTTGCCAGTATTTTTAGCTGTGTCTTTAGCAGCATCAGATACGGCTGCACGCTTATCGTTGTTAGAGTTATTGTTATTAGTACTATTAGGGTCAGCTTGACCAGGATTAAAGATATTGCTAATTTTGCCGACTAAACCATCGCCAGCTAATTGTGCTGCACCAGCTGTTTCGCTAATATCTTTATACTGCATCTTATAATCATCAAATGCACCAGCATCAACTTGTACTTGGAATCTGGAAGCTACGACATGACCGACACCATCTAATAATTTTTTAAGGAATGGTACTTGCTTCATGACATCAAGCATCGCATTAATACCTTGTACAGCAAATTCGACTAAGTTGTTCCATAAGCTACCAAACAAATTTTTAATAGCTTTTGCTGGATTATTAAATACTGTAGCTATAAAGTTAGCGAAGATAATAAAGACATTCCAGATATAAGCAATTTGATTATAAATAATAGCCCATAATGCACCGAATACACCAGCAATAACACCGACTACTGTATAGGTACTACCAGTCCATTCGTTATACATGTCGATAACGAGATATAAAGCAGCTACGATACCCATAATAGCTAATGCTACCCAGGTTGCTGGACAAGCTAACATAGCAGTATTTAAACTCCATTGTGCGACAGTAGCAGCTACGGTAGAAGCTGTAGCCACTAACCAGTTAGCAGCATATACAAGAGCTACGGTAGCTAATGCAAATAAAGCACCATGTACTAACCATGCATTTTCTTGTAGCCAGCCAAATACTTGTTGACCTGTTGTTAATACTTGCTTAAATGCATACGATATTTCATTGAATACATTTTTAATAATAGGTGCTATATACTGAATATTATTTTCTATACTGTCGACAAATTGTCTAAATTCTGGCGAATTAGCTAACTCATTAACAGCATCGAATAATGGAGCAAATGCATATTCTGCTACCGATTTAATATCAACAAGCCAGTCAGTAAAAGTATGGTCAACACCTTCAAATTGTTCATCAATTTCTGCTTTGCTATCTTGCATAGCTTTGGCTATAGCTACTGCTGTAAGTTTGCCTTCGGATGCCATCTTTTTAAGCTCGCCACGAGTTACACCCATTGATTTTGCAATAGTATTTAACAGTACAGGAGCATTTTCCGCAATACTTTTAAATTCATCGCCTTGCAAAACACCAGAAGACATAGCTTGTGTTAATTGAAGCATAGCACTCTTAGCGGCTTCACCTTTTACTTTAGAGATAGCAAATGCTTTGTTTACTTGCTCTGTAAAACCAACTGCTTGTTTAGGGTCTGGGAATACATCAGCAGCTGTTTGTGACAATGATGCTACAGCTTGTGCCATATCTACATATTCAGTACGAGACCGCCTAGCGGATTCATAAATCTCTTTATTAAGTCCTGCTACGTTGCCTTGTTCACCAGCAACTAAAGCAAGTCGTCCTTGAATGCCAGAAAATGTTTCTGCCATGTCGAATACATGACCGATAGCATCGCCTACTTTTTGAATAGCAGCGGCTGCTATATTGGCTCCTAAAGAACCTAAAAAGATAGATTTTAAATTCGATAAAGAACCGTTTGTTTTATTAGCAGCATTACCAGTATGTGTAACTTGTTGAGCAAAATTCGACATACTATTTGATGCTGTACCAGCCGTTTGACTAATATTGTTAAGAACAGGAGAAACACCGTTATTTAACTTGATTGTGTTAGATAATATAGACATATTCTACTCCTGATTTATTGCGTTTTAATTCTTTAGAAATGTAGTCACGCTCCTTTTCTCGTATGGCGAGGGAAGCAAAAATAAAATTGCGTTCTTGTTCATCCATAGAATTTAATTCGAGCGGACGGATATGTAAATCTTGGAGGGCCCTATGGTAGAGATATGCCTCTGGGTTCTCCTCTATTAGTTTTTTAATTCGTCGATATCGTTAGCTTTAGTGCCAGCCATAACTTCTTGTAAGGCATTTGTTAATACTTGTGTTTCGCCAGGATACAACATAACACTTAACAATTCATTAGCGGAGGATACACCATAAGAATCTTGTAGTTCTGCATCATTCAAAGAAGGATACAATACAACAGCTTCGAGAAGTTCTGCGTTAAGATTTTCTTCGTTAACAGTAGATTCTTTTTTGCCGTTTTTAATAGTCGTTTTGGTATTGCGTTTTGTAATTTCTTCTACTTTTTTAGTACTGATTGGATGCAATACCCATTCAATAGGGCTGCCATCTTCATTAGTGAAGCGTTCAGATACGACCACCTTTACATCTGGTAAAGATTTAGCATTAGATTTAAAGAATCCATTTAAAGACATATTTTTAATATCTGCCATAGAGGTTAATCTCCTTGATTATAAAAATATAAGGAGCCATGAGGCCCCTTATTTAAGATTTACATAATTAATTTAAGCTTGCATACCATCAAGTTCTTTGAAGTTTTCTGGAATTTCAAGACCTTCGAATGTGAAGTCTACGTCTTGTTCCAAATATTTGCCGTCAGCATCACATAGAGTTAAATCAAAGTTGTCGATATTAACACCTTTAATAACAACTGTACGAGAACCAGCTGCACTATCAGAATCTTCATTAGTTACTTGCAAGTCAAAATACACATCTTTACCATGATTCATAAAATCAAGCATTAATTCTGTAAAGATAGGCGTATTATCGTATACTGTCATAGAACCAGTACCTTTAGCACCAGTAGATTTATTGCCTTTATTAATACGGCCTAAAATAGCCACTTCTTCTTTAGTTTTATCAACTTTAATAGTGACTTTTTTAGCGTTAAGTAACAAACGACGTTTACCGTTAATAGTCATATAAGCACGAGCTTCGACTGCACGAATAACGTCTTTTGCTAACATAGTTTGAGCTTTATCTGCCATTATTTAGTACTCCTTATTTCACGTAGCAAGTAGCGTACAATTTATCCATAGCAACTGTAGGATTAATTTCGTAGTTTACGACTACAGAACCTTTTTCGTCGCCTTCGGTAGGAATTTCTACATCTTTGGATTCAAATTCTTTAATAGCACGTACTTTAGCATAGTCTTCGAATAATTTAACGATATCGTTCCACAATGCAATACGACCATCTTTATCATTAGGTGTTTTACCCAAATAATAATTGTTAAATAATCGAGCTACATCATATGCGGAATTGTCGAGTACACGAATAACTTGGTTAAGAGCGAAGTCTTTAGTACGTTCTTTAGAGAATTCAGTGAAAGTATTCACGTCGGATAATAAACGAGTGTTGCCTTTTACGTTGCCAGATGCAGAATCTGCTACATTATGGAATACGATTTGACCAGTTTTAATGAATTGTTCTAATTCATATTGTTTATATTGAACGTTGAAGTTATATTCACCGTCATAAATTTTGTTAGTCAAAGATTTATTAATAGGACAAGATGCTTCTGCACCAGTAAGCCAATATACACCAGCACCAGGTTCAGCACCGCTATCTGTTACTTTGTTAGCCAAAGAAATAACGCCTTCATAATTAGCACGAGTGTTATTATAAAGACATACTTGGAATTTTTGACCAGTCGTTTCACGTGTACGTTTAGCAAATGCGATAAATAAATTTTGAATTGTATTATCTGTACCTGTATAACCTAATACATTGAAATAGAATGGTTCGATAAGTTCAATATATTTTTGATAATCAGATGCTTGTACAGCTGTACCGTTAGTACCACCTGTTAAATAGGTAACTGCTTGTGCTGCAAATGCGGACATTTCATTAAATGTTACATATGCATTATCTTCGAGTTCTTTAGGCGTAGCCAAACCAGTTTGTTCATCTACTTTTTTAACTACATCATCTGTTTTCAAATATGTAGTCACTACGAATTTAGAAGCATCATTAATGTCGGCAGAAATAGCTACAGCAATATCATTGCCACGTACACCACCGCATCTAGCAGTTGCTACAGTAGATTGTGCTTTAACTGCATCAGAATTCAAACGATATAAATATAATGTTTTAGTATTAATGAATAAGTCACGAAGACCTTTCATTTTTTCATGTGCAAAATCGTAGCCAAAGATTTTAGTAGAATCCTTTTGGAATTCTTCTTGTTCAACACGCACGATTTTGCCTGTTTCGCCCCAATCTAAAGAAAGTGCCATAGTTGCATAACCACGGTCAACAACTTCAGCAAATGCTTTATTCTTGGAAACGAAATTAATATATGCTCCTGGCAATGTCTTATTTTGGAAAAGCCAGTAACCGCCACCTAAAGCCATATGGTTAGTCTCCTTTTTAATTAATCATTAATTGTTTCTACGATAGGTTTATTAAGAGTATCTTGGATAAGTTGTTCTACTTCTTCGATACTATATTCACGATTTTCAATAACAGCTGCAATTAAATCAGCATATTGTCTAAATCGTTCAGAAGCCATAATGACTTCTGGAGTAAAAGTGGGAGCAGTAGTTTCGTTAACTTCGTTCGTTACTTCTACTACTTCTGTATTATCTGTATCAGTTTTCTTTGCTCTTGGCATTGGACACCTCTTGATTTTGATGTAATGTAAGCATAGGGTCAGCATCATGTTTAACTTTTAAGATATGATATTCATAAGACACTTTAAAATGTAATATGCCGTCAGTAATTCGATGACTCATATCAATACCATTTAATAAAGAACAATCAGATAATGTGATATATTCTAAATCAAAATAAAGACTTTCAGTTATCGGATTAATTTGTTCCTGTTGTGCTTCAATATAATCATCGTCAGAAATAAAGAACATAATATCAAAGTCATTTCTTCTTTCATAACGAATATCTAGTAAATGCTTTTGTTCAGTATTTAATGTTTCGATGACGAAGCAAGGAAATTGTGCATCTGATTTTATTTCGTCTATATAAATAGGATAGTTAAAAGAATTAAATAATGCTTTAGCTATAGCTTTTTGTATTTCGTTAATATAATTCATGTATTATTTGCTCCATGATGCTAAATATTCATCGAGAGCGTTCTTTAATATACCGTCAGAAGCTTTTCTTGTAGCTGCTTCTGCCTTCTCTTGCATATGTAGACCTTTTACGAATGACTTAGTTAAGCGTTTACCTAATACAGGGATAAAACGCCCTGGTTGTTGTCTATGGCCATCATTTACATATGAAGCATACGATGCTGTGTTCTGTACTTTAACAGTCGTATCATTAATACGTTCTGCTTCCCAGGACCGTCTCATATGTTCAGAATGTGTACGATATTTACCGTCTGGTGATATGTTTACTTCACCGACTGGAGTAGCTGCAATAGCTTGTGCTAAATAATTCTGTGCTAAATTATCTGTGATGTTTTTATTTAAAGAAGGAAGATTATTTTGTAATGCTTCTGTTCTTTTAATTAATTCATCAAAGCCAGATAAATCAACAGTTACGTCAGCCATTGTGCTTACTCCTTAATGTGAGTTGTATTTCTTGATGTGTATCATATAATGCTACTTGTGAAGCAGCCGTATATTTAAAACGCCTGTTATTTCTAATCACTTCAATATCAGTACCAGGTCTAATCACAACGTCTGGAGACATAAATAAAACTACAGTTTGTGATGCGGAAGGTAATTTATTAACGATATCATTTGTTTGAAGTGTCTTAAAAGATAACCGACAAGGATAACTCACTTCTTCGAGTTCGCCATTTGTAATGATGCCTGTCGTAGGGTCTTGTATGGCTTTTCGCTGTTCAGTCAAAATACATGTATCGGTATAGAGTCGCTCAAAATGTTGTCTAGCTACCATCTTAATTTTCGATAACATGTAATATCAGTACCTTCTAGTGATAACCATTTAGATGTAAGAGTAGATAAAGTAGTAGCTGCATTATGAGCACTATCAAAATCAATTTCTGTGTCGCCTTCTTTTAATTTAGAGATAGGCTGTAAATCAGAAGATTGTAAAATAGTGTCTTTATGATGTTCAATAAATCTTGCTGCTACACGTTTATCTAATAATTGGTTAAGTTCAGAAGGCAATTCTTCATCATTTAAAATATTCAAAAGAAATTGCCGTTCTGAATCATAGATATATTGAAGAACATTGTCATAATCTGGCGTTACATTAAAATGTGTAGCCATACGAATGAGTTCTTTAATATGTTCCATGTGTTAACCTATATTATTTTTTGAATGTTGCTTTAACGACTTTAGATTCGTTTGTTAAACCTACAGCATAGTGAGCAGATACTACTACGTCAGTAGACAATGCTTTTGCATGACGTTCTGTTTCGAGCATTGCTTCAGCTTTAGTATAAATAGTTACAGCTGGAAGAGCTGGAGTACCATCTTCTACTTCTGGAGACAAGCATACGATGAAGTTGTCGATATTTGCTTTAGAATCATCGATACGACGAGAAGCAACTACACGACAGCCAGCAATCATACCAATTTCACCGTTCATCATAACGTCAGCATTATATTTATTGCGGTCAATGAAGTTAGGGTCCAAACGAAGAGTTGTTACTTGGCTAGGAGCTACGAACAATACTTTTTCTGTATTGCCTTCTTCATTCAATTTATCGACAGCAGATACAACACCTTCATAAGAAATAACTTTAGTAGAAGTAGCTGCCAAAGAAGTAGTAGCCAATGCTGCCAATACATCGTTATCAATTTTATCTGCCATAGACAAAGATAATTGATGAGTAGCTTGACCTACTGGGTCACCCAAACCAGATTTAACTGCTTTATCTGTCAAAGTGATTGCTTTACCAGCTGTTTTAATTTGTACAGTTTTAGTGGAAGCAGTCATAGTAGTAGTCGTTACTTCTGCACCTTCTGCAACATCTTCAGCTGCACCGATGTAAGCCCATACTGGAATTGTGATAGTATCACCAGGAACACCTTTAAGTTCTTCGTTAACAGCTGCGAATTGTGTGAATTTTAATGCTTTAGGTAAGCCAGCAGATACCATATCTTGCATAACTTGAGGGTTAATAATATTTGCGAGTTTCGTTTCGTTTGCCATTGTTAGTTAAATTCCTTTTTATTAATTAATTAGAAAGTTCAGAATACAAATCTGGGTTAGTTTCTTGAAGTTGTACACGGTCAAGATAGGACATTTTATTAAATTGTTCTTTTGTGATACCGTCATTTGTTTTAGGAGTAGCATCACCAGGAACAACGCCCTTAATAGAGTCTTGTTTAAATAAATAAGGGTCAGATTCTTTTAATGCTGTAATTTGTTCTTGAATACCTGTAATAGTATTATCTTCACCGATAGCTATTTTTGTGCGGTCTAATAAGCCAGTTAAAATAGTTTCATTCATAGCACCGCTTTTACTTAATGCTTTTGTGATAGCTGTATCAATTTTCATATTTTTAATGTTTTCGTTATAATCAGCTTCCCTTTGAGTAGCGGCATCTTGAAGTTCTTTAATTTGAGATTGCAATGCTTCATTCGCTTTATTAGCTTCGGATAAAGTGCTAATATCATTCGTTAGGTTTTCAATTTCTTGTTTGGCTTGTTTATATGCATCATTTTTTTCGTTGAATTGTGCTTTCGATACATAATTTTTGCCATAATCTTCAATAATGGCATTAATTTGTTCTTCTGTAAGATTGAGGGCTTGAAGTTGTTCTTTTGTCATGGATAAAATACTCCTTGAATTAATTAATACGTTTCGTTTTATTTTCGTGAGTCACATCTCACATTGGATTAATTGCTATTGCTTGTTCTTTATCGTCTTTAAGCAATAAAAAAAAAGACAAGATATTTATTTTAAATATTTGTCTTCCCATTCTTGATAATTCATATCTGGTATATATTCAGTTTTAGTGTCTGGTCTGGATGCTCTTGTATGTAATGCAACATAAGGAATCATCGTAGACCGACAATAAGGATGAAATGGTGGTGCAGTTACACCTAATTTACAGTCAGATACGTTAACGACTTTTTTATCGAGATGCCTACATGTAGAGGATGTGTGTTTATCGAGTGTCGCTAATATCTGATATTGTTTTACATTTAATTCTGTAAAAGAATTAACCAATGCTTTTTCTTGTACGTAAGCAGTTTCTGTTTCTACTAATCTACGTACATTAGAAGTTTGTGTATTAAATGCTTGTGAAATACGTTCTGTCGTTCTCTCAGATGCTTCTTGTGCAATGAAAGAGCGTGTGATTTCTTGCTGTAATTTAATAATTAATGTATCTCTTTGTCTCCATATACGTTCCGAATAATTTAATGCATTCCAGGGTTCTTGAATAGCTGCTAATATTTGTTTTTTAGGTACTTGTCTAAATGTTTGGTAGTTACCCATAAGAGATTGCGTATGATAGGCTGCTTGATAATAACTAGATTGATATTGTTTAGATAAAAAAGTAGTCATTTCTGCATTTATATCAGCAGCCATTTCTTCTGCAAATTGTTGTGTATGTACCCATAAGGCTTCGATGCGTGATAATCTGGAACGAATAGATGCATTATCTAATAATTTAATTTGTTTATTGGATAAGTTTTTTTGTTGTGCTAGTTTTGTGTATTCTTTGAGGGTTAATTTAAATGCTTTTAATTCTCTATCTGTTAATTGTTTCTTAGCATCTTGCAGCGATAAACCATTAGTATTTGCGTATTTTTGATAGAACGCCTGTATTTGTGAAAGTTGCTTTTCAAGAGCATATTGAGTTATGGAATTTAGTTTTTTGAATTCTTGTAGTGCATCTGATAAACCATCTTCTTTTGTTTGTAAAAATCTATCGTTCCAGTACATTATTCACCTTCGTAGGTATAATCTTGATTGAGTGTTTCTTGTCGTTCTTTTTTAATCTGTTCTAGTTCTTCATCAACATTTACAGTAAATGGATGGTTAGCAACTAATGTTCTTTCAGATAAAATACCGACAGAATTTTTAATAGCATCAATTGTGTCTTGTTGGTTAACAGGTAAGTCTCTATTAAAGATAAAATTAATAGATTCAATAATAGGCAAATTATTAAGAGAACGATACGCATTAATAAAGTCCACTAAATGATGTAGAGAAGCTTGAAATTCAGATTCCATTTCATTAGCATCTAAATCAATGTCAGAATACATAGAATTGATATTCATTTGATTAGGGTTATTAGTCATACGGTCATCTTTAGCATCAAAGCCACGACCATTTGTAATAATAGCCCTTTCCAATTCTTTAATAATGGTTGTGTAATTCGTAGAATCTACATTGACTTGTAAGGCTTGTACATCACCTTCTATTTCTGGATTGCCAGATATTTTAATCACGCCATGTTTTGCTAAATTATATCTAAAGTCAGCTAAATCTGTACCTTCATATCCTTTAAGAATTAAAATCGTATTATGCACATCTTGTGACATAACATTAGCAAAATTAGAGAGCATTTGATTTAATGCATCTTGTAATGTTTTAATTTTGTCTAATAAGAATGTTTCATCAGAATTAGGTTTGAACCAAATTAATGGAACAGAAGACCAATTATAAGAAATATCATTTTTATGAATATAAGCAGTATTTAATTTAGAAGTGTCTGGTGCTAATTGACCATTAGAATAAATATAATAATGTACACCTTCTGGTAAATAATATTCGACGTGTGTTTCTGTTGTCGTGATATTAGCACTTTGATATATTTCCACGTCATAAAAATGAATAAATGCATCGAGTTGTTTATGTGCTTCATCGTGCCAGAATGGAATTACATTTTCTGGTTTAAAGCGTTTAAAAGAAAGAGCACCTTGTTCATTAATATAAGGATGTAAATAACCAATAGAACATTGATATACGTCTTTACCTAATTCTTTTAATAGATTTTGAAAGCTAGGATTAAAATATTCAGATACATCAATATCATCATTTGTTTGTGCATCGATTTGTTGCGATAATAAATAATTTGTCTTTTGGTCTACTAAATCATCGAATAAATTATTAATGATTTTATGATTAGGAATGATACCAGAAGCATCTTGCATATTTTGTTTGTCTGTATAAACTAAATGTTTAGGTTCTTGTTGCTGACCTAAATAATATTTTCTGGATAAGAGCATTTTACGTCGTTTAGTAGATGACAAGAATCGTTCTAATTCTGACTGAATGAATTCTTGTTCTGATACACCTTTATGTTGACGTATAATGTCTATCCATTGTTCAGTTGTATTCATTAAATAAATAATCCTTTATTATTCAAAAGAAAAAACAGGTTGTAATACATTCACTTTTTCAGCCACGCCAGTTAATGCATCTGGAGCATCATCATGTAGGTTTTTACCTTCTCGTTGATAAGAAGTGATAGCTTTATAAAACTCTGGGTATTTATTGTGCCAATTTTGAGGAAAATAAATATGTTCCATCACCCATGTCGCATTTGAAAGAATACGAGCTTGTTTATTTTTGGATTGATGGAATGGCCTTATAACTGTGTGGTTAGTATTATATGTATTCGTTAAATAATGAGAGATTTGTCTTGAAAAACCTCTACCGCCATTATTAGATTCAATATCAGCTTGATTGACTTTATATTCAAAGATATGTTTCGCCACGAGAGGTTCTGTTATTTCCATTGGTTCATTTGTATAAATAACATCTAAGATATAGGCTTCTTTTTGATAAATGCCATAAATAATAGAACATAAATAGTCAGAACCAATATCAGCTGTATCTGTATATGATTGTATTTTTTCGAATTGTGGTAGAGTATCATATGTTTTAAAAGACGTATATAATTGACCTTTTAAATCAATTGGTTCTTGTTGATAGTTAGCATAGAAGATATCTGGAGACATTAATTTCTTTTTCTCTTCATAAGATTCACGAGATAATACATCTTCACATAACATGGTGCCGTCATCTTGTAAGGCTTTAAGAGAAATAATTTCAGCATCGTCCTGAAAGTGATTAATAATACGTCCAGCTAAATCATCAGAAGCCCAGCGAGTCATAATAATAATTATTTTTCCGCCTTCTTCTAAACGAGATAGCATTGTATTAGTGAACCATTCATAATGAGATTGTTTCGTTAATTGATTATTTGCTTCTTGTGCATTTTTAATAACGTCATCAATAATCATTAAAGAACAGCCGAAGCCAGTTGCAGTACCAGAAGGAGATGTAGCCAAATAAGAAGAATATTGACCTTCGAGTGACCACATATTCATAGCTGCATCACCTTGTTTTATTTTTACGTCTGGAAATACATCAGAAAAAACTGGTATAAATGGCTCTACTTTTTGTGTTTGAATTGTATTTCGTACTGTTTTAGCAAATTGAGTAGAAAGTGTTTCATTATAAGAACCAGTCATTATTTTTTTAGTAGGGTCTTTACCAAACGTCCATTCAGCAAATAATGATGCAGTTCTTGATTTACCAGTTCGAGGTGGTATAGATATAACTAATACTTTTTTAGGAGAATTAAATACGAATTCTTGTAAGGTATTAGCCAATTGAACAAGATACTGTCTGGAACGTTTATAAAAATCTGGAGCCATTAATTCACAATAATCAAAAAAATCACGTCGAGCTAATTCTAATTTGGCTTCATACGTGATATGTTTTTCGAGTTGTGGTGTCATTATCAATTGGATATCAGAAGAAATTCGTATCACCTCCTTTTAGTGTTCGTATATGTTCATATATGTTAAAAACTACATAAGGATTATTAAGACTTCTTATTCTCAATTAGATTTGTAGCGAGAGAACGAAGGTCTTCTGTCGATAAATTTTGTAGTGGATTATTAATGGTTGTATTCATAGTGACTTTTTGTTCATAAGCAGCATCCATTTTATTTAATAAATCGAGTGCTTTTAATCTATCTGCATATTTAATATCATCTGCATTTACAAACTTAGTTAATAATTCACGACGTTCTTCAATTGAAATAACTGTTTTTTTTATTCGGTCTTCATCAGAACATCCAGAGGTCTTTTGTAAATAGTCAATGTAGGCTTTAATGCCAGGCTTTGCAAGGTTCTCTGTTGCCATATTAGAAATGACTTTATATGTTTTTTGTGAGTAACCAGCAGCTTTAACAGCATCGAAACCATTATTGCCATTTGAGACATATGCTTCGCAAAAAAGAGCTTGTTTTCTTGTTAGCACATAGCCATCAATCATTAATTTGCCTTTGTCATTTTTTTTAAGTGCGATAAGTCTCACCTCATTTTTTTAATTGAAATATAGATAGCTAAAATAAATGTTTTTTTATATGTCTTGTTATCATTTATCGTTTAAGATAAAAAATAAAGAAAGTTGCTATAAAACTATTGATTTTTTAATTAGTAGAACATTTGTTCTTATTTTAGGATAAAAAAATAACCCTCTTAATTAAAAGAGGGTATTTTTTCTTTTTTGCTTTATTTTTTTTTAATATATTAATAGGAGGATATATAATTATGGACTTTTGGCTAAGAAATTTATTTTTGAAAGGAGGTTAATGTAAAAACAAATATGACCAGAAAAAAGAATTAAACTTGTTTTGCTTCTACACTAACGATATTACGTGGCAGTATATGAATACTCATGAAAATTAGCGAAGTCCTAAACGGTTAAATTCTTCGTCTATTTTTTTAAATATATTTTCTGTATGATGGTATTCTTTATGTTTTAAATAATTATCTATTTTATAATCAATAATAGATAGAGCTTGTATAAGAGATTGTTTAGGTATATTGGATTTAAACACATGATATTTAAATTCGCCGCCGTCATATATCGTATATTTTAATACATCTTGCTCTGGTCCTAACATCATATCTGAAGGTAAATCATTAACAGTATATATATAATCATGTTTAGTTTCTTTTAGAGAGATATATTTAAATATATTATACTGTCTTGATTTTATTTTATAGAACATATATTCGAATATATTAGTAAGTATCACGAACAATAATAGAATTATCATTAAGAATAAAATAATAGAAGCAAGATTTATTAATGTGAAATATTGAGTAAGCATAGTATTATGTTCTCCTTTTATTTAATATGATTAAT